GTGCCAGAGAACGTGCAAGACAATTGTCACCTGATGATGCAGGCAAGTATACATTTACATGGCGTGGTAAACCATATCAAACAAATTACAAAGGCAGTGGCACTGCTGCCAGACCAAATGAGCCTTATATATCTCAGAAAAAGCAGCGCGGTATGATGAGTACTGCACCAATAAAAAATCCATACGAAAATCCAAAAAACGAAAGCATGAATTTTGCTGTTGATGAAGGAGTGTTAGACGTACTTGGCAGACTTGGTACAGGTATCAAAGGGTTGTTTAAAGGCGGTAAAGCACTTACCGCAGCAGAGAAAGCAGCAGCTGAAGCCGCCGAAGTCGCAGCAAAAGCTGCTAGAGCATTAGAGAAGACACTGTCTAACGGTAGGAAATATAGATACGACGAACTTAAAAAAGTCTGGTATGATGTTGAAAAAGAAGCTACCATAGGTAAAAAAGCAGCACAAGTAAATTCTGCCAGTGTAGAAGGTCGTGAGCTATATGCTATACGATCTGCAAAAATAGATGCAGAGGCTGCGGCTTCGGCAGGTACCACTGCATCTAAAATTACACCAGAGGTTAAAGCATTATTACGCAAAAAGCCGCCAGAAAGTTGGACAGTTGCAGAACTTACAAGCTTGGGTCTTAAAATAGAGGATGTGCCATTTTTATCTGCTGCTAGATCAGTGGGGCTTGACATTGCTGCAACTGCTGACGAAATTGTCAAGGCGCCATGGTATAGTGCATGGAGCAAGCTTGTACATGTCACCGGAGTTGTTTCTAATAATCTATTAATGGCTGCAATAAATGGTGCAGTGCCTGTATTTGAAGCAATTGGAAAACTACAACAACTTGATAAAAATGATCCAAATTATCAACGTAGACGAAACGAAATATGGGCAGAGTGTATTGCAAAAATTGGTGTACAGGCAACTGCTGCTATACTAGGTGCCGCAATTGCTCGTAAGTTAGTAGGTAAAGTCACAGCTAATAACAAAGCAAAATGGGTAGCAACACTGGTTGGAGAGTTTGCAGGGTTGACTGCTGAACAAATTTTCATAGATCCAAGTATAGAATCTATAGTGCAAAAAGCCAGCGACGTTATAACAGGAACTACAATACCCAGAGGGCAGGTGACTGATCCCACAACCGGTGAACCTCAGACAAACGCAGATGGCACACCTGCAAATTACGGCGATGTTACAAATAATCCATTGTATAAGAAGGCATATAACTGGGCAGTAAAATCTGGATATACAGGTGATGGTCCTGCTAGATTTGCCATGATGATTTATAAACAAGGGCCAAATGGTCCTCTTGTTAATCAACTAAATGAAACTATTTTAGTTGGATGGCTCTACAAACAACTACAAGAGTCAACAGATGCACGACGCACTATTAACATCCACAATAGTATTAGATCTATACTAGCAGAACGTACCAATGCCGATGCAATTGAACGTGTTGCATTCACATTGGTGGAATCTGGTATATTCAATGAAGATGCCGATAGTGATAACTTTATGACCAATGTCACTGCTGCCATTGCAGCCAATACCAAAGGCGACAAAGTAGGCGCACAAAAAGCCCTTGATGCTGCAAAATTGAATAACCCAGCCACAGGCACTGATCAAACCAATCAAAAGAAAATGCTGGATCAATTGACCAAAGCAAATCCCAGCCTGGCCGTACCCAATACCAATCCAAACTCTACTCAAAATCAAACACCAAATCCCAATGCCACACAGAGTAATGTTGAAGAAGCCGGCGGCATCGGCGGCGGCATGTCTGGTGGTGCAATACACGGTCAGGCAGTTGGTGCTAATGCAACAGAAGTAATTCAAGCCTATAATGAATTTGCAGCACAATATCCCATTGCTAAATTCCTGCTAGATATTGCACCAATAACTGGTACCGCAACAAGTATTATTGACGCATCGCAAGATCTTCGCGATGGCAAATATGGGCAGGCTGCATTAGATATGTTAGGTGCATTGCCTGGATTTAAAATAGGCAAGTATCTGAGTCGTGGTTTGCAAAATGCAGTACATGCTATTAATAAAGGTGCACGAGCTGGCAATATAGGCAATGCCGCATCTAACCTGATTGGTAATACAATTGGATCTGCAAGTGAAAGCATTGCACCTAAGATGGGCGATCACGTCATGTTGGAATTGGCAGATGGTCGTATGATAGTTGCTCCTATATCAGAGCTTCGCGGCAACAGTATGATTGTTACGCTGGATGAAACTGGACATCAATGGCTGGATGAAAGTCCAAGTCATGACGCACTTAAAATAGGTGATGGCACACAGTCAATAAGCAGCACTGCACAGTTTTGGAACAGTATGATAGATACACTTGTGCATGATACTCCTTCAGGTTGGGCGCAGATGTTTGTCAATTTGCAAAATACAACAGGTCATGCTGCAAGAACTATGCCAGCGCAATGGGCTAACATATGGAGACAACAACATATTGCACTGGGTGACGAAATTACTCGCGGTGATATGTTGACATGGGTAGACGAAGTTGAATCTGCAATAGACCGTAGCGGATTGACCGAATCATCACTGAATCCTGCAGGTGGTAGTAAACTGCGTGACATGTTAGACAGCAAGGATGCTGCAATGCTGGCAGTTTGGATGTCTAGTCGTGCAGGTGGTAAAGGCATTAGTGTTGCAAAGTTTACCAAAGACAAAGCTGTACAGTGTGGATTGCCTGCCAATCATTGGTGGGGCAAAATCAAACACCTTGTAAACGAAACTGCTGATCCATATTCAATGGAAAAGCGTTACTACATTGTGCGTAAAACTTCATCCGCTGCACCTGTAGACGGCATCAGTGGATTCCATCGCAAGAGCCAAGCTGAGAAAAAGCTTGCCGCTATGAAGAATCCGGATCAGTATATGGTACGTGCAATAGACAGCACTAAACTGCCCAAAGATAATTCGATGAAGCGGCAATACCTGGAATCAATACCAAAGACACACGCTACGACTATTTTAAACATGGCAGATGGGTTATTATGGTCAGCAAGGAGCCGGTTCTGATGCCAGCACTAACTGGTCCTAATCCCAAGTACGTGGCCAAAGCAATACTAAGTGATGATCCGCGCAAGCAGCATATCAGTGTAGCAATGACACAGAATGGTGCGGTTGAAGCTGTGTCTAACAAGGCTATAGATGCCAATCGTGCTAGTTTAGATCCAAACGATTATGAAAACTACGTGATAGATTTTAACGTAGACTTCACTCGCGAATACATGGATCCAAAGACTGGACATTTCTTTAAGTTTACAATTGGTGCAGATGGACAACCGCGACTAATCAGTGTAGGTCTAGAATGGTATCAAAAGTTTGGCACGGAGATGGATCAGTTGGGGTTCCGTCGTGCTAGCGACAAGAGTTCGCGCAACATTGATACTCCTAATACCCCTACCTACAGCTTCCCAATAGGCAAGCCCATGGTCAAAAACTTGGGTCTCATACCAAACATGCGTTACTCAGTTGAGTTAGAAAGCCAAGATGCCGATGGTAACGACGTGTTTATTATTAGCCCGCACAGCAGATATACAGGTGTGGGTACTCGCATGATGATGAGAACACCTGGCTTTATACTGGCTGCGGTGCCCAAGAATAAAACCGACACTCCCCCGAGCCAATATGTTAATGACATGCCTGGTCTTGCAAGTTCTGGACTTGACGAAGCAGAGTATAAAGGCAAAACTGTACCTCTTAGCAAACCCATACGTACCAGTCCCAGCGAAGGCGGCAAGTTCAAAGTCTATGTGAAAGATCCAAAAACTGGCAACATCAAAATGGTTCGCTTTGGTGATACAACTGGGCTCAGTATCAAGCGCGATGATCCCAAGCGCAGAAAAAACTATCGTGCTAGACATCACTGCGAAAATCCAGGTCCTAAGACCAAAGCCAATTATTGGTCCTGTAAATTCTGGGCCAGTACACCTGTTAGTAAATTATTAAAGGGCAAATAATGTACTATATCATTTATAAAATAACAAACCATATTAATGGACGTTATTACATAGGTCGTCATGCAACTGATAATTTAGATGATGGTTATATGGGTAGTGGTAAAGGTATAAAGAATGCCATTGCAAAGTATGGTCTTGATAATTTTACTAAAGATATCATTGCTACAGCAGAAACTGCCGTGGATCTATGGCAATTAGAAAAAGATATTGTTAACGAAACAGTAGTTAAAGATCCGTTATCTTATAATATGTCATATGGTGGAAAACATTATCTTGACGGTTTGAAAAAATATGACGAGCAAGCATTTATTGAACATCAAAGACAAGCAGGATTGCGCGGCGGCAAAGTATCTATAGCTACTCGCAATTCAGCATGGCATGCAAAAGGCGGATCAGCATCTAGTCGTAAAAAAGCAGCACTATATAAGTATAAGCTTACTACATCATCTGGGGATGTATTTGATCTAGACGGTAATAGTCTTAAAGCAATGTGCAAAGAAAACAATTGGAATTATGATACATTAATATGGACCAGGCATAAAGATCGACCAGTATTATCGGGCCCTCTTGCAGGATTCAGATTAGACCAAATAAGCAAGCCTGTGGGCAAAATACTCAAAGGCAAGTGATGCGCAGCAGCCAGTTTATAACAGACGCTGTTGCACCTCGTAATATAAATGCTGCAAGCGAAGAAGAACAGCTTGCCGCAGTTGCCGACGATTATGGTATAATACGTGACATTGATAATCCCAGTGAGGCAGTGCAGCTAGCAGCAATAAACGAATATCCAGGTTCTATAATAGCCATAGACAATCCCACTGAGCGTGTTAAGATGGTGGCAATAGAAAACTCGCCACATCTTATCAAACACATACCAGACCCTAGCGAAGAATTGCAATTCGCAGCAGTTTCGCAAAACTACCGACTCATTCAACATATATACAGGCCTGCACCTGCTGTGCAACGTTATGTAGTAGAAGAAACGCCCGAGTACATACGTTACATTAACGCACCAACAGAAGAAGTTCAACTACTAGCAGTATCTGCATCTCCTTGGAATATACAAGATATATGGGAACCAACCGCAGCAGTACAAAAACTTGCAGTAATCAACAATGCTGCTACCATGTTAGAGATCAGATCTGATATTGATCGTGCAATATTCAATGACGGTAAAGTCAAACAATCTATCATACGATATATGTTGAAGCTGATAAAAGACTCTTATAAAGAACGTGTGGTACGATATATGAACATATTAGAATACTATGATGTCAAGTGGCCAGATTTAGATGTGATACGTGACACTGTGAACTCAATACCAGATGACGACTATTAATAGTAACATACAAAACCTGTATGTAACAACATGATCTATTAAGGACTGCTGTGTTGTGTAATTTCTTCCATAAATACCATGGGAGATTTGCAATGAGACTAACAGACCTATACGGTGATCTTTTTGAGAACGCACCATCCATGGGCAAGATAGTGGCCGGATTGCCTCCCAGCTTTCAACATAGTATGCCTGCTACACATGCTTTTCCTGACATGGACAACTATTATGGATTTTATAGATTTGTTATAGCTATGGCAGGCGAATCGGGTGAACCGCACGAACCCGTCGATTATGAAATACCGTTACAAAGCAACATGCGAGACATACCCATTGCTGTTGCATATACAAAGCAAGAACACGAAATGATACACAGGACTGCCAGACGAATGGGCGCTAAACCAGATGAGCTTGCATATCATGGCAGTCAAGAACCACCTGACACATTTACAGTTAGTCCTGTTATAAAATTTCAAATGAGTGAAGCTCAACAACGTAAGTTTAAAAGTCTATTGGCACTAAGCGAGGCAATGATTAATGCGTCTACTCGATCTGTTTGAAGAATTTGGATCTGCAAAGATCGACCATGACATGGAAGCAACATTGCCGCCTGTTGCAATCATGCCAGAACTTAGCAACAGCAACAGCTATCTACAATATCGTTTTATGTCTGATATGGCTGCTGCAAGAGCAGTAGCAGCAGGCGAGGTTCAATTTAAGAAAATTGTACCATGGAGTCAGTATCTAACAGTAGTTGGGTATACACCAGAAGAACTTGAAACTGTGAGATTGGCATGTGAACAAAGTGGTATGAAGTTTGAAATGATCAATAACACAACAAGCCAAGAACCCAGTTGGGTTAATACTCTAAGCACTGTGATGCCGTTTCATATGAGTGAACACAAGCGTAGCAATAAAAAACTTGCAGGCTTATTTGAAAGTGACGGCAAGCAAGTACTAGTAATATACCCTGGGCATTTCCAGCCGTTACACCGTGGTCATCAAGCAGTATTTCAAAAACTACAAGAAGAATACGGTGACAATGTCTATATCGCAACCAGTGATAAAACAAATAGTAATAATAGCCCATTTGACTACAATGACAAAACAGTTATGGCTCGTGCCGCCAATATACCACTTGATAAAGTTGTGCAGGTAAAATCCACTTATAGCCCAGCTGAAATTACAAAATTATTCGATCCCAATAACACAGTGCTGATATTTGTAGTGGGTGTTAAGGATATGGAACTTGATCCGCGATTCAAGTTTGATGATAAAAAAGACGGCACTAAATCATATTTGCAAAAGTTTAAAAACGAAGAAGTAGCTGAACCAATGAGCAAGCATGGTTATATCATGTCTGCACCTACTGTTGAGTTTGAGTTGTTGGGCCAACCCGTCACCAGTGCTACACAAGTTAGAAAACTTTATGCTGCCAGCGACGATGCAAAGCGTGATAAAATACTGAAAGATCTCTATGGTAAACCCTCGTCTGAAATTAGAACCATGTTTGATCGCAAGTTGAGTCATTCGTCTACACAACTGAGCGAGTCTGTACATAGCGAAACTTTTATAGATAACATGCGCAAGTTTTTTGCAATTGCACAGCGTGACTTGGAACTGGATAGCTTGCCTAAGATAGTATGGACCAGTGACAGTACTGCCAAAGGCGAACGTCCTACCTTTGGTAAATTCCAAAACGACAATAACACAATCACTGTAAGCATTGTAAATCGCCATCCAATTGATATTATGCGCACATTGGCACACGAACTTACACACTATAAACAACACATGACCAAAGGTTTAGATGCTAAAAGCGGCGATACAGGTAGTCCAGAAGAAGATGAAGCCAATGCCATTGCTGGACAAATTATGCGTCACTTTGACGAAGAAAATCCAGACGCATTTGATATCAAGCCTGTTATAGCAGAACATATTGTTAGACACGGCAGTGGATATAGACTGCTTAGCAAAAAAACTGGCAAAAATCTCGGAGATTTCCCTACTAAAGCTGCGGCTGAAAAGCATGAACGTGAAGTACAATATTTCAAGCATGCATCTGAATCAGTCAATGAGGAAGTATGGGATCACCCTAATCCTGTTAAAAAGCATAAAAAGCTAAGCCCAGCTGACAAAGCTGCTGCCAAACGCAGAGCCGCAGCAGCAGGTAGAAAATATCCCAACATGGTAGATAATATCTGGGCTGCTAAACGATAACTAATGCTGCAACAGCACAATGGAGAGTAACGTGAATTTATCCAATGCAGATAAAGAACATATTGCTCGCATATTGTACGAAACTGTCAATCCTCATGGAAATTGGCTAACTGTATTACCAATGGAACGCCGCAATTGGATAGCAGGCGCTGTTAAATTGTATACGCTGGATTACACACCTCACGTTCGTTAATAAATATCTACATGAAAATTATTAACATTATACCAAATACGCAATCTATATTTGAAGCAAAGGTTATCGGTGATTATCACCGAGGCATGTATAATGATGATGACGATGATGATGACGATAGCAGTTCATCGGGCTACAAACGTCGTATGCCACTCGGTAGTATACTGAATAAACATAAAAAATCTAGAAAAAAGAACGTTTCTTTACCCAGTAATACACCCCCAATCAGGTATGATTTGCCAGATTGGGACGCTGTGTTTGTTTTCACAGGGCATTTTAGAGATAGAATAGCAGAGCGCCATATCAATTATAATTTTATGGTAGATGAATTGTCTAACATTTTAGAAAAACACAAAGATACTATTCAAAGTTTGCCAGATGATGAAGAATTCGTAATACGTGATAGATTCAGATTTAACAGTATAATTGTTGTACACCGTAATGATGATGGTAGTTCTACATATTATGCTGTAACTATGTTACCAGCCACCAAAGCACGTAGCACTTTTGAAAAATTCAAATATGTGTTTAACGAATCAGATGATAGACATCCAATTAAACTAGGTGATCTTGTTACTATGTCAAAAGGCATGGAAGATGCCGATTTTTGGATAGAATATCGCGGCAGTATTAATACAGTTGGTAAACCCAGTAAAGAATACGGTCCGCATAAACTTGGTATAAAAGTCACAGCAACTGATCGATTGGATCCAAAATATTTGTACTATATGTTTATGCATTTGCATAACCAAGGGCAGTTTGCAAAAATAGCCAACGGTACAACCAATCTAGTTAATATAAGAATACGCGACATTGCTAATATACCATTGGCAATGTCAGAATCTATTGCAGAAAATGATGACGAACCGGTCAGGATAACGCTGCGAGGCTTTCCTAAAAGTCCAGACGATAGGCCGGAAGCAAGTGCTGCCAAGCGATGGATAGATCATCTGTATGCAACTCTGCCTACCAATCCGTTAAATCCAGACCAACTAGCACTGGTATACGGCGAAGGTGCAAATCAACAGATAGCACTGTTTGAGTTAGAACCAGTAAAGGGCGATCCAAAAACTGTCTATGTCAAGTGGTTCCAAGCATACCCAATGCGTCAGGGTGTAGGTACTAGAGCCATGAAAGAGTTGCAGGACATGGCAGGCAAAGCAGGTCTTAAACTGAACTTGATCAGCTGGAATCACGGTAAGGTACCAAGACGTGCGCTAGACAAGTTCTACAAAAAAGTGGGATTCAAACCCAGTTCTGGTAAACTAAGTGGTCTAACCTGGGATCCACTAAGTGAAACGGACGCTGTGACATTTGCAGGCAAAGATCCAAGAGAATTTACATCACCCAATGGTGGCAAAGCAGCAATGGTCATAGTTACTGCACAGGGATCGCGCTATCTTATAACAGATGATGGTATGGTGCTGCGCCATAAGTCTGCACATGCCAACACAGGCGGCGATGATCAAGGCCTTAAAAATTGGTCACAGCACATAGAATTTTATGATCCCAGTGAAAAAGTAGGCGGTACTACATTCCCGTTAGCAGTGTCTGCGGCTGTGAGTAAAAATCTACCAGTTGCATTAAGCAAAACACCCGATGGACTTCGTGCGCTGGCAATTTTAGACAATGGCAAGTGGCGTGTGGCTAAAATCAGTGATGTATTCAAACATGTTGCAAAAGATGATGTGCCGATTGCTGGCAAGTACAGCACAAGTCCCAAACTGCATTGGCATACCATGGATTACGATATCAACAGCAAAGGTATGCTGTCTAGAGTACACCCTGGCAGTCCAGTGTCACACGGTGCTGTAATCAAGCATGCGGTAAACGAAAACGATGACGACTATGGTGTCGATGACACACCCGACATAAAAGGTGCTAAAAAATGCATACAAGATGTCAAACGTGATTTTGATTCGTTGGGCGAATTGCCTGTTAATGGTTTACTAAGTGATTTGCAATATCGTTACAATTTAGACAATGCAACTATCGGCAAGTTGATAGAACCTATTAAATCAGACATCGTTGTCTATATAAACACCATGTTAAATCAAGGCGGTCATCCTGTATACGGCGCAGTACGACGTATATATAAACTATTCCAATACGATATTGCGTGGCCGGAACTGTATAGTATACTGAATATGCATAGGCGGCATATTATAAAATACATGTTAGACAAAATTAAAGTCAATGACATTGGTGTAGTTCAAGAACAACTTCGACATTTAAAAGAAATGGGTATAGATTGGCCGGAACTAGTTACTATACGTAACAGCGTAGTACCCAACAACCTTATAGCAGAAGTAGGACCTGCCATTGACAATGTATACGGTCTTGGTGCAGTTGGCATAAGTGGTAATATCAACTATATGGGTCTTAGAGTATATGTAAAACCCAGTGTGTTTTTGAAACTTGCAGCCCGTCATCCTGATATGCAAACGGATTACATTCAGCAACACATGTCCGGCGGTAAAGCCATAGGTGCACCGTTTCTTGATATAAATATTCCCAGTGAATGGATAGATAAATCTTCTAGACATGATCAAGTGGCAGAAGGCGATTTGACCGAACCTGCCATGGTTATTGGGCATGAAGGTCGTCATCGCATGGCTGCTATCTTAAAAGACTATGGCGATGATCCCATTGAAACACATTTGGTGTTTCGTGGACTGCGCCGCCGCCATATCACTGACAACATGATTGAACGACTGAACCAAGATATCGTCAATGAAAACGGTAGATTGTATCAAGGCTCGTGGTTTAATTTAACTGACGTAGTTACAGAAACTGATGATGACGATATTGATTTTGATACTAATTTTGTAGAACAGGACTTTTTAAAAGATCTACGTAACTATGGTATACTTGTTGCAATAACTGATATTTCAAATAAAGCCGAACGCGATGCCAGATTTTATCGCGATACTGCAATATATCATGACACTGTGATAGACCACAAATCATTAATAATCAGGGAACTACTAAAACGTATGAGTGCAGCAACAAGTCATACTGAGTTTCTTGTCATTGACGACTCTATTGCGTATCTAACTAAAAAGCTAAAATTAAATTGGCCAGAGTTAAACATAATAAGACAGAGCTGCAAAGCTCATGTAGCAGCATTACCGGACGATCATCCAGGATACGACGAGTTAGATGAAAAATGGAGCAAAAAATACAAAAACAGTATAAACTGTTCCAATCCCAAGGGATTCAGTCAACGTGCGCATTGTGCTGGTAAGAAAAAAAGATAAAGGGAAAACAAAGATGAAAATAAGTGATCTCGTTTACAATGCCAGCATCGACGATGTTAACGAAAGTAAATCTAAATCTATGAGTCGTGCTGCCAAAGGCAATGAGAAATACGGCAAAGACGGTATGAAAGCTTTGGCCAAAGCAGGACGTGACGGCGCCAGCGAAGAAAAGTTAGACGCAATACGCGACAAATATGACAATTATAATGAAAGCACGGATGCACTGAATAGAATACTACAACTCAGCGGAGTAGAATTAACAGAATCATTGACGCCGGATCAGCAGTTCAATATGATTGAAGAATTAGTAGAACATTTGGCCGCAGAACATGGCGTGGATCCAGATGCGATCTGGGAAGATTTCGAAACTGTAGATGACTATGAACTATATGAAAGTGCAGCATGGCATCGTAAAGAAGGCAAGAACAAAAAAGGCGGTTTAAATGCCAAAGGTGTAGCCAGCTATCGCAGAGAACACCCTGGTAGTAAATTACAAACCGCAGTAACTACCAAACCTAGCAAATTAAAGAAAGGCAGCAAAGCTGCTAAACGTAGAAAAAGCTTTTGTGCTAGAATGTCCGGTGTTAAAGGACCAATGAAAAAACCAAACGGTAAACCAACTCGCAAGGCGTTGGCCCTACGCAAATGGAACTGCTGATATGAAAATTAATGAACTAGTAATAGAAGCTGTAAAGCAACGTTTAGATCCAAAATGTTGGAAGGGCAAACACAAAGAAGGCACCAAAATCAAAGGCGGTGTTAGAGTTAATAACTGTGTGCCCAACGAAAGTATAGAAGAAAGCAAAGTTAAACCCAGTGCAAAATACTTAAAACTAGCTGATGCACTGGAAGATTATGCCAATAAGCATATTCCCAAGTCGCAGCCGGGCTTTGGCGATTTCATGTACCATGCTGAATTAATACGCAAGGGCCATCAAGATGTGCATAAACAAGATTTAAACACTGTGCAACAGAAGTATCGCAAAACTATGGGCGATATGATAAAACAACATCTTGATGAGACTCGTATCAGCGAAGGTCTTACTTACAATGATCCTGTATCAAAGTGGATAGCAGTGTTCAAAGCCAGCACACATCCAAAGTTTAAAGGAAAGACAGCTGAGCAGCGTGAGAAGATGGCACGTATGGCACAGTACAAAGCTGTGCAAAACAAAAAACCGTTATCAGAAAGCAAGAAGCGTAAGGCTAAGACACTTATAGACGGTATGATTAAATCCCTAATCAAGCAAGGCCGCACACATGATGAAGCTGTAGCTGATCTCAAACGACAAGTTGATTCACGTTTTTATGAGCATATAGATGCGTTAGCTGCTATGATAACAGAGCACGAATCTAATGCGGATTCTATTAACGATCAACGAGGTAGATAACAACATGTCTGGTCATGTGTATAAACCAAAACAACCTGTAACAGAAACATTTGATCAACCATACAAATCCAAATGGGAAAACAGTGAGTATGGCGATGTTGATCTGTTGACTAAGTTACCGGATGGCACAAATTTAAGTATCATGTTCAACCATGAAGGCGACGACGAATGGCAAGTTGAATTCTATAGAGACAACAGCCAAGCAGTAACCGGCCAAGGCGATGCACAGCGAATATTGGCCACTGTGATAAATGCTGTCCAGAAATTCGTTAAAAAACACAAACCACAGTTAGTGAGATTCTCTGCAAGCACAGAGTTAGATCCTGGACAGAATAGCGAAAGTAGAGCTAAATTATACGGTAGAATAATTCAGCGTTATGCTAGTGCAATGGGATATGAAGCGTATCAAGAGGATCACGGCGATCAAGTTACATATGAATTGACACGATTAGAAAATGTAACGGAAAACAGTGCAGATGGCCTAATAAGTGGCAAAGAAATGCTAGACATCTTTAAACGCATGCACCATGAACACGGCTTCAACAAGCAGATGGAACGTTGGATTGCCAAACAAACGTGGAGTCTTGATACAATTGAGCCAGAACAATTGCAAGACATGTACAATGACGACGAAGACACTGATCCGTTTGATAGAACCGTTTGGTTAGACGATGCAGTGGTTACCAAATATGAGCGTATATTGAGTGCAGGACAATTGGTTAATCCCATCATAATGGGTCTGGATCGCACTGTGATAGATGGTAACCATCGTGCGCAGGCTGCAAAAAACTTGCATGTAAGCATACCAGGTTATGTACCAGTTAAGAATGATGTAACAGAAAACTTTACAGATGGTAAAGGTCCTGGTCGCCCCGGAGACAGTCGACGCCACGGTATTCCCAAGCACGCTACATTAGCGCAGCTAGACAAGATCTCACATCAAGGTGGCCGCAAAGGTCAGCTAGCACACTGGCAAGCCAACATGCGCAGAGGTCGTGCAAAGACCAATGAAGCCATTGCTCCGCATGGAGACAGTTGGAACGAATTGAATTTGATGAAGATTGGCCAAAAGCCAGCGGCACTGGTAGGCCCACATGAATTTGAAAAACTCTACAAGCCAATTATGCGCAAGTATAACTGGATATGGACACATGTCACGGTGCCCAACCCTGATTCGGGACCTCTTGTACTTGGATTTGAACGTTATATAATTGGCCAACCTGGCGAACAAGCACGTATTGCTCGTATGCATCATTTGCTTGTACAAATGAACAAAAATCTTAAAAATGGTATCAGACCTGATGCAGACTATCATATAGAAATGGGTAGACTGCTGGGATACAGCGATGCTGATATTTCAGAGTTTCTCAAAAAAATAAATCTATAAATTATTGATACTATCAAAATAGCAGAGTAAAATTCACTATGACACAAGTACTATTCAGCATGCCATGCCATGAAAGCCATGAAGCAGTTAATATCAACATAGCCAATCTGCGACGATTCAACGGATTGCAGCATCAAATTTTGATACATGCAGACGCAGGTTGGAACGATTGGATGGAAGAACGTGTGGATTTTCCCAATGTCTACATCAATCCCATGCGTTATCGTACAAACCATGCACACAGCCAAATTGTCACACACATAAGCAACTACTTGAATGCAGTGGAGCGCGGTGTGGATTTTGATTATGTGGCAGTGTTTCATACCAGTGAGATGTTTATCAAACGAGGCATGCACGATCATATTGACAAATATGATCACAGCCTTTGGTTCACACCAGAAACACAACCGCATGATCTAAGTTGGCCACCCTTGGGCAAAGCAGTTGAAATGCGCATGTTCAAGGATCTATTTCCGGCTAATATACTCAGCAACTATCTGGGTAATTTGCTGGAAGGCAGTTGGTGGAAGCGCGAACTGTTTCAAGAAATTGTAGACTGGACACTGTATCACTATGATTTGGAAGATTTGCAATTGCCATGGGCAGCAGAAGAAGTGTTCTTTCCAACACTGAGTTGGCACTTGTCTGGTGGTAAAAACTTCACACACCCGTATTGTGCATTCCATCATGAAGATCATTTTATCAAAGATCGTATACTGATAGATGGTATACGCAATGGCAAAGATGTGACATTCTGGCAACCTCAAAACTTTGTCTATGATTGGAAACCTGTGCCCAGCCAAGGCCTATTCTCTGTCAAACGCATCAGCAGAGATTTGGAAGATCCCATACGCATATATCTAAGTTGGCTCAAAGCCTAACACCATACGTTGATGTCTTCAATGTGAATTTCTTTAATAAATACTGATAGACATTTTCAGCTTAGCTGCACACCTCTAATAAGGTAACGTATATACTATGAGATTACTAGATATTTTTGAGTCGTTTTATTTGTTAGAAGACCTAGAAGGGCAAAAAGCTCAGCGTGGTCAGTTTCTCAAAGACAAGTATGGCAAAGATTTTAAAGGCTTGCCTGGCTATGGGCCGGACGACTTAGACAAGCTGATTGAAAAGATCGGCGAAGTTGATCCCACTCGTAACGGTGCTTACATGCAGTGGATTGGACGATTGGCACTGACAAAGCCGGGTGAGAATCGCACAGAAGATTTGGACCGTGTGGGACAGGACTTGCAGAACTTCGAACAGTTCAAAGCACGTATTGCCAACAAAGATATCAACGCTTACAAAAGCTTTAACCAGCTCTACGATATAACTGAGCCGTTTACTAGACCACAAGAAAAAACAAAAGACGACAAGGCCAAAGACAAAGAAGCGGCAGAAATTGCCAAGCTGAAAAATGAAATCATCACAGTCTACAACGGCCCAGAAGGCTGGATACGTATTCCCAAAACACAAGCTGCTGCTACATACCTTGGCAAGGGTACACGTTGGTGTACTGCTGCTACTGGCAACAACATGTTCAACCATTATAACCGAGATGACAACCTATTTGTTGTACACGATAAAGCACAATCAAAAGTGTATAGAGAATTTATGGCGAACCCTGCCAATGCCGGTAAGCCAAAGCCTCACAACGGCATGTATCAGTTGCACATTGAAAGTGGTCAGTTTGCATCAGACGACGACCGCAATCAGGGTACTAGCTCAGTGCCGCCGTGGGCAAGAACTCCTATACTTGAATATTACAAAGCCAACAATCCAAATCTATCATGGAAACAGATAATGACACTGAGTACATTCGGCGATGAAAATCTCGCAGTTGGTACAAAGCATGAAGGTGTTATAAATCTGTTCAGCTTGTTTGATGCAATTGAACAACAAGATTATAAGAAAATACTGTACTGTGCAGCCAGCTTGCCTAATTTCAATATAGAATCTACACCAGACTATGCTGAAGAAATGGACAAATACAAAGCAAACTATATAAAAGACATGCTGACCAATCTTAATAAAGGTCCAGACGGCTACGCAGATGTAAATGCCATGCTGTCGCAACTTGAAAGTTTTGGAATGCCATGGCCTGAACTAAAACCCATTCGCGCTAAATTAAACGCTGTAATTTAATCGTACTGCAACACGCCCTTGTATTAGTTTACAAGGGCGTTGTCATGACATCTATATAGCGATAAATATCTTGCAATAACACAGGTATTTTCACATGCGACACTTTATATCATTAATAGAAAACATCAATGCTGAAAATTATACAGTACCGCAAGATGTAATAGATGCAATTGGAGAAACTCTAGATAATGGTTCTGCGTGGAGTTTGGAAAATGTGTACAGTTTAATGGATGAGCTTGACGTACCTGAAGATGCTACAACAGAAGTGCTTAAACGTCTGTTGCCGAATATAAAAAATTGGCTAGACCTGATGATAAATGAATATACGTTGGTCGGTGCAATGGACAGCATAATGTATCTAATTGATGAAGAAGGCCTGGAAGAATTCAAACCTATTTTAATACAAACCATAAAACAAAATAGAAGCAAAGTAATTAAAGGGTTGCTGCGAAACCTGCAAGAAAGCGTTATGGGTATTGAACACGTTATTGATTATCTGATGTCGCTGGGATTTGAATGGACTGAATTACAAACGATATACGATAGTGTTCATACAGGTAGAAATTAATCAATGTCCACTACAAATATAGATACCAGCATAGACAAACTGCGAGACAGATTAGAAGCTATTAAAACAGCTGGCGAATACTATAAACTTACCCCAATATTATCTCAAATTTCTAGAGTAATAGACAGTAGGCGTGACAACACCGAAACCAATTTATATCTGTTTGAAAAACTTGATCAACTGCTGTTGCATTACAAACCAATAATTCTAGAGTGGTTAAACGATCAATTTGAGCATGCTATATATGGCGGACTTGAAGGTCTAGAAATTTTAAAAAATGACATTGGACTTGATTGGCCAGAGTTAGGCAACTGGATTAATACGCATAAGCATACATTCGTTAAACAGCTTGTTTTAGGTATGAAGCAAAATGATTTCCATTCAGTTATATCTGACATTGAAGAATTGCGTAGATTAAATGTGACTTGGCCAGAATTGGATATTTTTGAAAAACCTGCTCGCGAAGAACAACAACGCATAGACTTTCGTTATGTAGGCGATGACAACGACGCCGATGATTATATAGATGATCACGATTTGCATGAGGATGATAGCGTGTCTCCTAAAATTAAAAAAACAGTACAATATTTGTTGAATACTGGCCATGTGGATGTGTTTGTACGGCAGTTGGAAGATCAAGGACTAGACGATTCTAGAATCGTAGAAGTATTGTCACCGCATGCAAAACAAATAGTAGATAAAATAACTGAAAACAAAAGAATGCCGCCTTATGCAGTATACGAACTGATATTGCTTTTACAACTTGGTGCAAAATGGCCTGTGTTATTAGATGCAATCTCAAATAACAAGCATGCAGTTATCAAATATCTGTTAACCGACTTTAAAGAGAATTATGCAGATGACATCATGCTAGACAGTTTGAATAAAGATCTTGAACGCTTGAAATCATTTGGTATAAACTGGAAAGAACTGGAGATACTTGAAACCAGCGTTGTCGATCAATTAAAAGATCGCGGGCTATACGATGATCGTACTCCATTGGCAGAAGCACAGCCTGTAATACCACCTAAAATAGTAAAACAGTTTGAACGTGAATACAGCAATATTCACCTGCGCGGTGTTACTGCTATATGGGAAACAGTGGTACACTTGAAAGACATAGGTGCAACTGATCAACAAATTGCATCGCTGCTATCAGAACGTCGCGAGCAAGTTGCACAGGTAATTAGAAACAGCTTGCACAATGAATCTCCTAAAAGTTTCAATCCCATTAACGAGGCCATGTACGCCATATACGAATTGCTAAGTGTAGGTATTAAATGGCCTTTGCTGTTACAGCTACTAGACCGCTATAAAGACAAAGTCACAGCCTGGGCAATTGCAGGCGCTACTGATAGTCACTTTGGTTCAATTATTGCAGACAGATTAGTTGCCTTTGAAAAACTGGGATTTGACACTGCTGATATTAGACAGGAATTAAAAGCCAATGTATCGCCTGATTTATTAAAATCTCTATATAGGCAAGGGTTCGGTTGGCACGTACAAAATAAAATACAAACACTTGCTAAATTAAATCTCCTACCAATTGAATTCAATGACAGAGACATAGATGATATTTTATCTGTATTCATGGACTATGTTGCCAATTACAGAATGTCTAAAGATGCATATAATGCATTGGTCGAGTTAATACCGCACGACATTGCTAAAATAAAACAGACGTTTGAGAAAAACAAAGCAACTATAGTAAAATCCCTGCTTAAAAGCATAAAATCGCAATATTCACAGTCTATAGTAGACACATTGCATATACTACACAAGTTGAATATTAAATGGCCAGAAATGTCTGTTATTACAACTAGTCTGAAAGCAGGCAGATAATGCAGTATTATAATGAAGAAATATACAGATCACTGATAGAGGCTGTACGTCAGCGCCAGTACAAAGAAGTACCGTTTAAATTACGTAGACTTGGTGAAAATACAGAACCTTTTACACCTAGAAGCGGTATTGATCTGCTTAATAAAAACAAAACTGGCTGCATTCGTGGTATATTGTACATATATAAAAATCAAGATGATTATGGGTTAACCAACAATGATTTCCAAAATGCAGTAAAAGGTGCACGTAAAATAGGATTGGCCTGGCCTGAATTGGATATACTTGAAAACAGTATTGGCACTGATACAGTCACCGAAGCTGCAAAACAACTCACCGGTGACGACATAGCCAAAGATATCGAAGACATATTCAGCGACACCGATTCAGGTTTTAGTTCTTCTAAACGTATGATATTGCAACGTCTGATATTATCCTATTCCGCATTGTTAGATGCAGTTAAAATAAAAGACATATCCAGCATAACAGCAGCGTTGACTAGATTAAAGCAACGTATTCTTCGAGACATGCTGTCTAATATGCAGCATGGCGATACCAAGGTGGATATGCCCATTTATATTAAAACACTACAGCAGTTTGGTATCAATTGGCCGGAGTTATCTATTATAAACGACAGCACAGATAAAAAACTCAAAGAAACGCTGCGCATACATCCTCGGGATCCCAGAGATCGTATGCTGGATAGATTAGAAGACATATTCACTGATCCCGGCACAGATGTATTTGACCGAATCACTGAATTGGATATAGCCAGATCCATTTTACAACGTATCAGTCAAGACGATGTTGATGCAATATTGGCAAACTATAAAACCCACATTATAAAAGATACATTGAAACATTTGATGCATGGTGCAGTAGATGTTGATGTACCTATCTTTTTAAGAACACTGCGAGGACTGGGTGCAAACTGGCGTGAATTAGACATAATCGAAAAAAGTGTTGGCGGCAATAGCCCACAGTTGGATGAAGCACCCCGTACATCCGATGAAATAATTCGTGACGAATTTGACTATAATATATTTTATGGCATTGCAGCATTGCGCATTTATAGCCGTCAACTTGCAGAATTTCCCGAATATGAACAGCTAGTGAATACACATAAAGCCAAGCTGATACGCTTGCTGTTGGAGTTGTGCAAAGACAACGAGTTCGGTGTGGCCAAATTCAGAGCAGAGGATTTGCAAACTGCGGGTGTAGATTGGCCAGAGTTGGACATCATTATAGACAGCGCCACACATGAACTTGACAAGTTCTTTGGCATTGACTCAGCAGACCAGCTAGCAGAAGGAATTAGTCATGCTGCCAGATATAACATGAGTGGTGCGCTATCTAGCATAGAAGACGACGAACCACGCGAAATGGTATTGTTTTTAAGCAATGCTGCATATGAAGATTCGTTGCCAACTATTGCTAAAAAACTGGCTCCACATAAACAGTTTATTGTACGAGCATTGCTGGACTTTTTAAGAGATGAAGAAGATGCAGCAGAGTCAGTTGATACTGTTAGGGATTGCCTAACAGTATTGGATAAAATAGGATTCTCCAGCCCAGAATTGTCTATACTACGAAATAGTTTAAACGTACCAAGCAAAGGTGATCAAAATGGCCAATGATGCAGATCAATTAATTGCCAGCCGAGTTGCAGGCATAATGATGAATGAACCACTGGCACTAAGAGCATTGATTCACCGACTAGAAACACCACCCTATGAATGGCCAGCAGACGATATATTAGCAGTGGTACAAGATCACAAGACTGCTATTTTAAAATACATAGATAGAAAATTCAGGGTAGGTAATATATCATTGCCCATCAATGACATTAAAAAACTAATACACATTGATGCGCCATGGCCAGAATTAAAAGACATGGTCATCAAATACAAATTTTCTATTGTAAAAAAACTGTTAGAGATGCTGCGAGCCGGCGATCATAGAACAGCTACAGATCCAATTAACACACTAACGTCGTTAAACATGCGCTGGCCGGAACTTGTTGTTATGCAAAAGAGTATAGATGAAAGAAATAAACAGCTACGCGAATCATACACATTAGATGACCACGAAATGGCACAATACAAAGCTGATTTATTGTCTGACATCCACGGCAAGCATTATATTGCAGTATTAGATGCTGTACCCGATATTACACAGTATACAAATTTAGGCAATGTAGATCGTATAACTCGCACATTGGAAGAACATAAACACGGTATAATGCGTGCATTGTTAGAAATGATAAAATTGGGCAGCAGTAACGAATTGTCATTGTATGGCCCTACTCTTTTAAATGGATTTGCGAAACTGGGAATTGACTGGCCTGACCTTGACGTAATACGAACATCAATTGCCAAGACTCCGCTGAAAGAGTTGAGTGAAAATCGCGACCATGCCAAATGGATAGCAGATGAATATAAAGACAGCATAATAATAGGTGTTTTGCGAAACGACATGGATTTGCTATTGCAATCACTGGCAGAATTCGGATGGACAGATTCTCAAGATAGAGGCGATGTCACAGATTTAACTACGCTTATGACGAATCACAAGCAGAGAATAATGAAAGGCATACGCGAGTACATGCTGGAGTTGGACTCGGACGGCATATGCTACATTATGCCTCAAATATTAGATGGATTAGATAATGCTGGTATAAAGTGGCCGGATTTACAAGTACTTGGCCAGAGCGTTGACCTTATACAACAAGAAAAAGACGAAGACAATGTAGAGTTGAATGAACGCCGAAAGTCTGTAAATAACATAACGTACAGGAATCCCAGGGCATGATACCACGTGAAATCAGATACACTCTGACAATGTTCTACGAGGACATTGAGCAGGGTAGTTATATCGACGCTGTGGAGTGTCTAAATGAATTGTACCACTATAAGGTATATGAAACTGCTGAACGCAATAGAATCAATGCAGCATTGGTAGCCCATAAAAATGGTATCGTGAAACGACTGCTGCGCTATATGCGACGTTATCCATCAGATGAAGTTGCACACTTTATACCCAATACCATTGATGCATTGCGAGCATTTGATATTGATTGGCCTGATTTAAACGTTATTGCACGGTCTGTACCTAAAACGAAACCAGTGGCAGAAGCACTGGCATTGCCGCTGGGTAATATTGTATTTGGCATGCAAAATGCACTGCGACAGGGCAACGACCGTGTGGTAGCACACCGCGTAATTGATCTATGGCGTGGTAGTACATTGGAAAAACAGCGTGCAAGCGACATGCTAGCAGATGTTGATAATTTGGTATTGAGTTATATAGAACGTCAGCTTGGATCTGATGATATGTTTGCAGTACAAGATGGATTAAATCTTGTACAAGTATTACCGCCGTCAGAAGACTGGGCAGATATAACAACGCTTCTCAACAAATACAAAAAAAACATAATAAAGTATTTGTTAAAATGCATGCAACATGGAGAATTTGATATCGTAGAATATCGCGTACCCATGTTACATGAATGGGGTATACACTGGCCCGACTTGGAAGTTTTAAAAATCAGTGCAGATGAAATGGAACAGAACGACAGCAATGATTCCCAGCTGGATGAAGCAGATAGCCGCGCTGACTTTTCAACTGTGCATAGAAACAGATCAGACGCAGACGGCGGTCATAGATTTCTATTAAATGCAGATGAGTATGTGGAACATATCAGAGCTCTATTGCAAAATGGATATAAAAATAATGAAGCGGTGTCAGAGTTGTCCACTGTTGGCCGTAGACGCCGGGGCGCCATCAAAGACTGGCCTGAATTAGCTGCGGTAATCAACGAATATAAAAAACCATTATTAGATATTATATTGTTGCATTTTAATAAAGAACATTTCAGTCATCGACTTTTGGATTTTGCAGGTGCATTATACGCTATCGGGGTCCATTGGCCTGAAATTAAACCCATGATAGAAAAAAACAAATATAAGATCATGCAGATATTGCGTGGACTAATCGAAGACGAATCTGACATAGAGTTTATAGAATCTCAAATACATGCATTAAAAAGTTACGGTATTAAATGGCCTGATTTAGACATCATCGCCAAAAGTATTGCGCCCGATGATTTAGCAGAGGACGAAGATCAAGCAGCCGCGGTGCCAGACAATTCTATACGTTCAATGATAATGGATATGCTAGAACGCGATGGGCTGGGTATTGCATTATATCATATAGAAGAATGGAATCTTGATGTTGAAAAGTTTCCAGAATTAGTAGACTTTCTTAACAAGCGCAAACATCAATATATGAAAATCTTGATAAATGATCTAAAAGATGGACGCGACTGGAAGTATGGCGCAGTTGAACAATATCTAAGACGTCTAGAAAAGTCAAAAATAAATTGGCCCGAATTATCAATCATACGCGACAGCTTAAATACAGTACAACAGCAGGAAGACGATACCAATGACAATTGACCATTTGGATTTATTAGAAGACCTTGGCAATCTTGCACAGCTCAATGCAGGTCCGCTGATAAATGTGCTTAAACAATATCCCGGACCTAGTGGTATTGGTCACGTCGAGAAGGCATTTCACCGAGAATGGGATATGGCAATTGGCAGTAACAGTCCTATACTTGATATCGGCAATCTCAAAGATGGTATAAAGACGCTTCGCAAAGCATTTAAAACACACGAAGCTGCTGCGGCATTTGTAGTATACATTGGCGGCAAAGCTGCTATGTTTGGCACAACAGACAGTTATACACTTGCTGGCGGTTCACGCGAAGGCAGATTAGCATATGATTTAAGACCCTGGGAAGCTGCTGTAAAAGCTGCACATGAACGAGAACATGGAACCAAGCCGTCTTGGTCAAGACCCAGTACGCCCGCTCTCAGTACTGCTAAAGATGTAGAGTCGCGCAATTACAGTCATCCTGAAGACAAGTGGAATAACCCAGTAATGGTTACCAGACACTATGCAGGCGACATGGTCAGTACCGGTACGCTGTCTGGATTGTTTACTATTATGCAGAATATTGCTAAAGACACCGGAGAGCCTCTCACAGGCAAGCTGGTACTGCGCGATATGAAAGCCAGAGAAACTAGACGTGCAAGGCAGTTAACTAGACAAGAAATTAATGCTGGGGTGAAAGATCTCAAAACTAGATTGGCGATTTATAAGAACAGCAAAAAGCCCAGTGTCGATACTGTTGAAGATTTCATTGCAATGAGTCTTAATAAGCCAGGTAGTATTGTACAGTTTGCAGGACGCCCATATCGACTAACTGCTAGCACCTACGACAAAATTGATCCGTTGAGTTTGTTAAAAGGCAAATCATTTACCACCAGGTATGCAACCAACGAACCTGGTGGGTATAATAGTATGGAGTTGACATACAGGTTTGATGCAGATACTAACCAACTGTTACCTATATCAGCAACGTGGAGCGATAACACTGATCCTAATAAACCACGTAGTCAAACAGCAGTGCTGGATCCCAAGGGTTATCTACAAAACGCATTGGGTATTAAAAAGCTAGAAAAGCCATATGTTATACCTAAACTATTGGAAAAAATAAAAAACCAGCAATTCAAAGATGCATTACTGTATGCAACTGCATTGGAAAAATTAGGAATAGAATGGCCTGAAATCTCGCTTATCAAAGACAGTGCGCAACACGAAGTTGATTTAAAAAATAAATGAAATCCAGTGAATTCATAAACAAATCTATCAGGGATATTACAACAGACGTTGTGGCTATGTCGGTGAGCATTGGTAACTCTGTAACGGAATCTGATATAAGTCCTGAACTGTTATCACGTATGAGCAAGGCAGTTAAAAGCAAATTCTCAAAAGGCGATTATGCAGACGCACTTCGCTACATGGGCGATTACGGATTAACATATGCAGCAGCACCAAGTGAATTACAAGACCTTATCAACAGTAGACGAATGCAGATCATCAAAGATCTACTTGATATTGCAAGACATAATCCAGATGCATGGCGTGTATATAGATTGATGTCCTATGTAAAACTAGTAGAACTAGGTTGGCCTGAAATTGACACACTGTTCAACAGTGCCAAAGCTGCAAAAGAAGACGAGCGCATTTAAATACAATATGTTTACAGAATCCGCACCCCTTACAGCAGATGGTAGTTTTGCTAAAAGCCTAAGCTACAGCAAGCTATGGATGTGTCTTGAACTAAAACGCCTAATGAGCGAATTAAACATCAAGCAATTCAATGTGGTATATAGTCTTGGTAGTTGGTACGGTAACATGGGTATATTCATGTTGTTTACGCATGTGCCATTCAAAGTACTAGTAGATGTTGATACAGATCCGGAACCATTAAAAGCCAGTCATATCATACTTAAACAGCTAGCACCCGACCGAAAAATAATAAGCATGTGCAAAGATGCCAACAAGCTGCAATACATAGTTGGTCAACCCAGTTTGGTAATCAATAACAGCACAAACAACATGGCAAACCGCGGATGGCTAGAGCATGTGCCAGCTGGCACAGTTGTTGCAATTCAAGGTCGCAGTGACGAACCAGATAACAATTACAACACCTGCAAAACCATAGACGATTTTGATAAACAATATCCATTACGAGATGTACAATTTTTAGGGCAAATGTCATTGAAAGATCCCGGTGACAAATACCAACGTTGGATGAAGATAGGTATAAAATGACAACAGTACTGGGCGCAGGTCAACGTTACGATAGAATAATCGGTGTAGGTGGCATCACTGCTAGCACAGACGGATATCTATGGAGTAGCGAATCAGAGATAACAGAACCATTTCCGCCACGTATGCGTGCGCAGGGCATAGCAGTCAACGGCAGCAGCAATGTCTGGGTAGCTATAAGCGACAATGGCTATGCAGCGACGAGCTATGACTTGTCTACATGGGCAAATGTGCGACTGTTAGACTCTAACTTTTCTGCGCAGGGTATTAGTTGGAGTGTGAATGGCAGCGGTGCAAGACCCATATTCTGTGTTGCTGGCACACGCAAATACAATGATGACAATGTGTTGCCAGGTGAATACGAAAACAATACACAGATTGCCGAAATACTGATAAACGAAACAGGCAGCATTTATACATGGGATCAAGCGTTTACCCATCCTGAAAACAACAGTTATTTCTTCAACGTAAAATACTTCACTGACATATTGGTTAACGGTATATCTGTATCTGTTTGGGTAGCAGTGGGATCTGTAAATGGTCAGCCTGACATATGGTATAGTGAAAACATCAACTGGATAGGCGGCGGTTCTGTACCTGATACTGCCACTTGGCAACAAGTTAGTATACCCACTGCATTTGCAGATAGACCGCTATACGATGTAGCGGAATATCAAGGCACTCTGTATTTCAGCGGCCGCGGTGTTATTATCAACACAACTGATCTGGGTAGTCCTGTTTGGGGTACTAGCGATTTCTTTACCACTGCACGTTCATTGCCAGATTATCGCAATATAGCTGTAAATCCAGATGGCCATCTTGTTGCAGTAAGCAGCGGCGATATACGCTACAGCTTGGACAGAGTTGGTTGGACCAGCTATGACCAATTAGGTTACTTTTTCCAAAGCGTAATTTGGTTTCAAGACCATTGGATAGTGGGTGCATACAGTAATCTGACACAGTATACATATTTTACCAGTGCCAATACCACTGACTGGGTACCTCGTAATAATCTTGTACAAATATACGGTATGTGCGCTTATTGACAGAACACTGAGTCTGCGGCAAACTATGTTATCGCAAACATACATAGGAGCATTAGATGAGCATTGGAACGCTAAGCGAAGCAGATCGTCTTAAAATCAAAGAACTTATTGATCAAGGTGTCAGTGTTACTCGTGACATAGAAACTCTGAAAGAAGGTCTCAAAGAGACTGTTGCTGCTATTGCAGCTGAACTTGAAATTAAAAAGCCCGTTCTTAACAAAGCTATCCGTGTAGCATATAAGATGGCAGAGAACCGCGATGAATTGGCGGAAGGTCGCGAGATATTTGACGAAATCGAAGAACTGCTGGAAATTGCCAAAAAGCGCAAGTAATACTGGCATTGTTGCAGTGTATATAACGCTGTCGGATGATATATTCGGCAGCGTTATATTTTGGCGCAATAGGTTGGATAATAGAGTAGCTGCTGGTACAATAGTAATAAGGTAAGGTTAACCGGCCACAAGCGGTAAGGAGAATAAATGAGTTATGTAGACGCTATTATTGATAAAGATAAGAATACAATATTCGTAGCAGAACGGTCACAGGATGGCCAACGTGTTTTAACAGAACATCCAACAAAATATGTAGTGTACTGGCCCAGCGACAGGGGCAAATGGTCAAGCATTCACGGCGTTAAACTGGACCGTTTTCAAACTAACAAGGGGAAAGAGTTCCAACGTGAACTGGGTGTTATTCCCAAACCCAAGCAACATGAAAGTGATATCAACCCAATCTTCCGTTGCTTATACGACAATTATAGAGATGCACCAAGTCCCAATCTGCACGTAGGGCTATTCGACATTGAAACTGACTTTGATCCGCTAAGAGGATTCTCAAGTACAGAAGATGCATTCTCACCAATCACTGCTATTTCAGTGTGGATGAATTGGTTGGATCGTTGTTTTACTCTGGCAATTAAACCAAAAACAATGAGTAAAGAAGCTGCACAGACAGTATGTAGCGAATTTCCAGATACCATGCTGTGCGATACTGAAAAAGAACTGCTAGACATATTTCTTACACTGATTGAAGACTGTGATATCCTTAGCGGTTGGAACTCAGAGGGCTACGATATTCCCTATATCTACAACAGGATTGTGCAAGTGCTTGGCAAAAGCGAAACTGCAAGACTGTGTTTGTGGGGCAAGTATCCCAAGAAGCGTGAATACGAAAGCTATGGACGTCAAACTATCACCTACGATTTGGTAGGGCGTGTACACTTGGACTATCTACAATTGTATCGCAAACACACTTATCATGAAATGCACACATATCGACTGGATGCAATTGGTGAATATGAAGTAGGCGAACGTAAAACACAATACGAAGGCACACTGGATCAACTTTATAACAATGACTTTAAAAAGTTCATTGAATACAACAGACAGGACGTTTTGCTGTTGGCTAAGATTGATGCCAAGCTGAAGTTTATCGAACTGGCAAACAACTTGGCACATACCAACTGTGTGCTTCTGCAAACAACGATGGGCGCTGTGGCATTGATTGACCAATCTATTGTCAATGCTGCTAGAGACTTGGAGTTGATTGTACCTGCGAGGATTCGAGAAACCGAAGCCGAAAAA